TTTTGGACCAGAAGATTCTGAAGAAGAAGAAGAATTCGATGAATTTGAAGAATCTGAAGAAGAAGAATCTGTTATGTACGAAATTGAAATGGAAGAAGATGAAGAAGAGTTCGATGAAGAACTTGATGAAGAAGAAGAGTTCGATGAAGAACTTGATGAAGAAGAAGACGTAGTTTACGAAATCGAAATGGAAGAAGATGAAGAAGAAGAAGAAGAAGATTCTGAATTTATCGGAGAATCCAAAATAACTAAAAAACCAAAAGGTGTTGGTATAGGTAAACCAAAATTTTCTTACAAAGGAAAACCTAACATGGAAGGCGGATTTAAAACAGTTAAGAAAAAATCTGACAAAGCTATGGGTACAGGTAGTGCTAAGAAAGTGAATATTTACAAAGCAAAAACCAACATGGATGGTAAAAATAAAGTTGTTAAGAAAATGGAAACTAAAGAAGCGTCTCGTACACTTGGTGCAGGAAGAAATTTCGGAAGAAAAGGACTTCCAAAACCAAAAGCATCTCCAAGACATATCCGTTTAGAATCAACTGACGCTGAAATGCAAATCCTTAGACAAAAAAATGATGAGTACAGAAAGGCACTTAACGTATTTAGAAATAAGTTAAATGAAGTTGCTGTTTTTAATTCAAACTTAGCATACGCTACACGTTTGTTTACTGAACATTCAACATCAAAACAAGAAAAAATAAATATTTTAAGACGTTTCGATACTGTTGAAACTTTAAAAGAATCTAAAAATTTGTATAAGCAAATCAAAGACGAATTAGGTACAAGTAAAACTGAGCAGTTAACGGAATCAGTAGAAAGAGTAATTCAAAAATCTCCTTCAACAGGTTCATCAACAACTTTAATTGAGTCAAAAACATATGAAAACCCTCAATTCCTCAGAATGAAAGACTTAATGTCAAAACTAAAATAAAAAATAAATAAACTAAAAAACAAAAAAAACCAATAAAATGGGAGCATTATTAGAATCAGGTCTTGTTGGTAACATCGGGTTAAAACACCTTAAAGTTATCAAAGAAGATACAATCAACAAATGGGATAAATTAGGATTCCTAGAAGGTCTTCGTGGCCACCTAAAAGAAAATGTAGCACAGTTATATGAAAACCAAGCATCACATTTGATTAACGAGGCAACTGCAGAAGGTTCAAATGGAGCATTTGAAACTGTTGTATTTCCTATCGTAAGACGTGTATTCTCTAAATTATTAGCGAATGACATCGTATCTGTACAAGCAATGAATTTACCTATCGGTAAATTGTTCTACTTTGTACCAAAAATCCAAGGATTTAGTGGTGGAAGTGTAAATGGTTCAGGTGACCATTACGCACCAGTAGGTTCTCCTGGTAATTATCCTGGCGACCCAACTGCTGGTTATACAGGTTCGGGAGCATACGCTAAAAACCTTTATGATTTATTCTACGAAGGTGCTGAACCAGGTTTAGACCCAGCAGGTTTATTCGACTATTCAAAAGGTCGTTGGTCAGCAGTTACTGCGGCAACAGTTGTACAAAAATGGTCAAATGGTTCATTGGTTAATGATGTAACTCCTGATACAAGTGCACCAAGAAGAAAAGTTATCATTAAAATGTGCGGTTTCGCAGATACAGGTGCTGGTAAATTAATCGGTCCTGATGGTAATGAAATGGATACAGAATCATTCTTATCTGACCTTATTATAGTGAAACAAGCCGCTGCAGCGAATGAGGATTCGGCATGTGCTTTAGGTAACGGTCCATTACTTTACCGTGTAGTAACACAACAATATGGTAAACAAATCGCTTCTTATGGTTCTACAACTAAAACAACTTGGGCGGCAGATGGTAATGGTGGTTCATTTAAAGATATCTGTAATGCTGACGGATGTATCTATCTTGAGATAGACTTATCTTGTCCAGTATGTGCTGAATGTGACGCAGATTCTTTAGATGGTTACACAGGAACTACATTTGAAACTTTAACTTCAGGTGATTCTTTCTTAGCGATTTTCAGACGTTATGAAGAATTAGAATTTGAAGATAAAATTGGTGAGGTTTCTTTCGACCTTGAATCTGTAACAGTTTCAGTTACTGAAAGAAAATTAAGAGCACAATGGTCACCAGAACTTGCTCAAGACGTTGCGGCGTTCCACAACATCGATGCTGAAGCTGAATTAACGGCTTTATTATCTGAACAAGTTGCGGCTGAAATCGACCGTGAAATTTTACGTGACTTACGTAAAGGTGCGGCTTGGAATTTACGTTGGGATTATAACGGATGGAGAAGAATTAAACAAACTACATCTTACACTCAAAAAGATTGGAATCAAACTTTGATTACCGCAATCAACCAATTATCAGCTCAAATTCACAAGTCAACACTTCGTGGTGGAGCTAACTGGATTGTTGTATCAAGTGAGGTTTCTGCAATCTTTGATGACTTAGAATACTTCCACGTATCTAACGCTTCACCAGAGCAAGACCAATACAACATGGGTATCGAAAGAGTAGGTACTTTAGCAGGTCGTTACCAAGTGTACCGTGACCCTTATTTCCCACCAAATACAATTTTGTTAGGACATAAAGGTACATCGTTACTTGATACAGGTTACATTTACGCACCGTATGTACCTCTACAATTAACACCTACAATGTATAATCCATTTAACTTCACACCTATTAAAGGTATTATGACAAGATACGCGAAAAAGATGGTAAATAACCGTTTCTACGCTCGTGTCACAGTTGATGGAGTTCGTACATTTGATTTAAGAGAATTGAGATAATCAAATCTTAAATAGAATAACAAAAAGGTCAGAGAAATCTGACCTTTTTTATTTTAAAATGGTTTAAAAATAAACGGATTATAATTATATTTATATTATATGAAAACTATTTTGACCAAAGAAGATATTGTAAATATTGTAGAATTATATAATACAACAACACCTAGTACTCATAAATTAGCGGAAAAATATAAAGTTGGACACAAAAAAATCCGTCAGATATTATTAGATAATAATGTTAAATTAAATAATAAGGGAGGACAAATAAAAATAGGTGATAGTTCTTTAATAGAATCATCAAAAGTTAATTTATACAAATGCGAGGATGATTTTGACTTAGTTGCAAAATGTAAAAAAACTAATGTTATTATTAAAGACCCCAATAATTTATCGGGTAAACTAACTAAACATATTATAGAGAACTACGGAGATGTTTGGATACCTGAAAATAATTACCAAAGAAAAAAATATGAAAAATTAAATAACAAAAAATGGTTTGAAGAATATTTTGAAATTATTAAAGTTGAGAAAGACAAAGTTAGAAAATGCCATTTATGTGATTGGACAACTAAAGATATTGAGAATAAGTCGGGTTGTTTTGAGCAACATATTATTACACATAACATTGACTTAGACGAATACTTAGAAATATTCCCTGAAGACATTAAATACCATTCAAAATACTTAAACAAAATAGAACTTCTTAAAAACAAAAATCACGTTAGTTGTCTTATATGTGGAGAAAAAATGAAGTCAATTAACAATCAACACTTGAAGTCCAAACATAATATTTCAGTTGAGGAATATAAATTAAAATTCCCAAACTCTAAAATGGTTTCAAATTCAACGTCAGATAAGTTAAGTGATAATATGAAAAAAATAAACTTAGTATCGACTCCGACTTGGACATCAAAGGGAGAAACTGAAATTAAAGAATTTGTGGAATCTTTAGGGTTTAATGTTATCAAGGGTAAAAATAGAAAACTTTTAGATGGTAAAGAAATTGATTTAATAATAGAAGATATTAAAGTTTGTATTGAATACAACGGTCTTTATTATCATACTGAAGTTATGGGAAAAAATATAAATTATCATTTAAATAAAACAATTGAGTGTCATCAAAATGGTTATAAACTAATCCATATATTTGAAGACGAATGGATATGTAATAAAGATTTAGTTAAAACTAAATTAAAACATATTTTAAAGGTTAACAACGGTATTAAAATTGGTGGTAGAAATTTAACAATAAAAGAAATTAATACTGAGGATAAAAATTTCTTTTTAAATAAGTACCATATACAAGG